TATTAATTTAAATATTGCTTCTTATGGTGGTGATGTTTACGCGATGTTAGGGTTAGTGGATTATATCAGAGGATTAGATGTAAAGGTAAACACACATTGTGTTGGAACTTGTATGAGTGCCGCTTCAGTATTGTTGGCTTGTGGTACAGGTACAAGAACTATGACAAAACATTCAACCGTAATGGTACACGAGGGTTCTACATTTGAGGCAGGTAGAAATACTGATGTTAAGAAAGGTGTAGAACATATTAGTGAGTTACAAAAAGATATTAATAATTTATTGGGTGAAGTTACAAATAAAGAAGCTAGATTTTGGGAACTCACACAAAGAAACGATACTTACTTAAACGCAGAACAATGTGTTGAATATGGTATTGTCGATGAAATTAAATAAAAAAAGACTTGACACTTATATCTAAAGTGTTGTATATTAACATATAATAAATTGGAGAATAATATGGTAAAGACTATTAAAGATAGTCCTACATTCAGTATGGAAGATGCACATACAGAATCAGCTGATGTTGTAGATGTTGTTGGTTATATGGAAGAACAATATCCACAAATGACGGAAGAGTTCAAGAAAATTCAAAGAGAACAATATGAATTATTCCTACATAAACAACACGATTATGGGCCACAGAATATTGCAGTAGGACAGGAATTAAAAAATGATGAAGAGAAACGATTATCCTTGATGGGTATTTGGTTTAGGATTAATGATAAAGTAGAAAGAATCAAAACTCTTATTATGAGAGGTGATGATGGTTCACTTAAAGATGAGGGACTGGTGGATAGTTATTCAGATATCTCAAACTATGGAGTGATGGCACAAGTAGTCGCGAGAGGTAAATGGGCAAAATAAGTTACAGTCAATTCTCACAATGGGATAAATGTCCACAAATGTGGAAGTTGAATTATCTTGATAAACTTGGTACATTTCAAGGTAATATCTATACGATATTTGGTTCGGCGTTACACGAAACCATTCAAGCATATTTAGTTGCATACTATAATAAAACAATTAAGATTGCAGATTCATTACCATTAGGTGATATTCTACAATACAGAATGGAAGAGAACTACAAACAAACCAAAGAAAATTCAGAAGTACCTGTCGAAGTAACACTTGAGGAAATGAAATCTTTTTATCAAGATGGATTGAATATTATTGAAGAGTTCCTGAAAAGAAAGAATAGTTACTTCCCAAAGAAAGACCACGAACTATTAGGTATTGAATTGGATATTGATTTTAATCTACCAAAAGATATGAGGTTTGTTGGGTTTATGGATGTTGTAATTCATAATAAAAAGACTGGTAGAGTTAGAATTATTGATATTAAAACATCTACTCACGGATGGAACAAATATATGAAAGCTGATAAGAACAAAACTAATCAGTTATTATTGTATAAAAAGTTCTTTTCAAAACAGAGAGATATTCCTGAAGATAAAATAGATATTGAATATTTAATATTGAAGAGAAAATTGTATGAGAATATACAATATCCACAGAAAAGGTTACAAGTGTTTTCGCCCGCGAGTGGAAAACCAAGTTTAAATAAAGTTATTACAAGGTTACAAGAATTCATCGATGATTGTTTCGATGATAAAGGAGAGTTGATACAAAAAGATTATTTCAAAAATGTATCTACTAAGAATTGTAAATATTGTGAGTTTAAAAATAAGCCAGACTTATGTGATAGGAAACAAAAATGATAAGACAATCTTATAAATTTTATTTACCTGATATTATTGAGTTAAATAAACATACAGAGTTTAGTAAAAAGTTGAATGAGATGAATCCAACAAGGATTTACTTTTGGTATAACGAGGGTGAGTTATCATCAAAAGAAGTAAAACAATTTACAGATGAATGGCAAGAATTAGAACATAGTAATTTCAGTACTAAAATCAGACCATACTTTTTTGATAACTCAAATGATTTTGTAACTTGGGATTTTATACCATATAAATTACTTGATTTATACAAGGGTAAAATGATGTCTTATTGGAGATATCAATGGAGATACACCAAACGAAGTGATATATTTAAGGGATTAAAAGAGGCAAAAAGTATTTGGGATTTTATAAATCGTGAACAATTACCAACAAAAAAACAAAAGAGGAATGATGGCGAAGATAGCGATTATAGGGAGTAGAAGTTATACCAATTCAAGAAAGATAAAAGATTTTATATTTCAGTTAAAAGAAAAACTTGGTGATGAATTAGAAATAATAAGTGGTGGAGCAAAAGAGGGTGCAGATAAATATGCAAAAAGATTTTCTCTTGATTTTGATGTAAAGTATTCAGAGTTTCCACCGTATCACGAATCACATAATATTCATTGTGTATTAGAGTCCTTTAGATATGGAAAACCATATAATGTAGGGAATTATCATAGAAGAAACAAAGATTTAATAGAATATAGTGATAAAGTGGTTGCATTTTGTACTGATGGAGTGGTTTCAAATGGTACGGCTTCTGGTTTGAAACATGCTCATAAAATTGAAAAAAAGTATGTTATTTTAGATTAAAGTTATATTTATTATATATACATATATACATTATGGAGTTAAAATATGAGTGAAGTAAAATTAACTTCGGTAAAAGTTATATCGGAGTTATATAAAAAGTTTAAAAATGAAACTATTGAGAGCGAATTTTCATTACAAAAGTTGGTGAATAGAACACTCGATAGATTTGTTTATGAAGAAGATTTTAGAAAAGAGATATTAGAACACGAAAATCTTCATCAAAGTGGGAGTAAATTTTAATACAAAACAACAAAGGTTATAAATGGCAATCAAACTACCAAAATTAAAATCGGTTGAATCAAGAAAACGAAAAAAGAAAATACTATTATTATCAGATGACTTAAGAATGTCAAGTGGTGTTGGTACAATGTCAAGAGAGATTGTATTAAATACACTCGATAGATATGATTGGGTACAGATTGGTGGTGCTATCAAACATCCTGACGAAGGTAAGGTTGTAGATATGTATCAATCACTTAAAGATGAATATGGAATTGAAGATGGTTATTTAAAAGTATATCCTGTAAGTGGTTATGGTAATCCACAAATATTAAGACAAGTTATGGAGATAGAAAAACCTGATGCAATCTTACACTATACAGACCCAAGATTTTGGAACTGGTTGTATCATATGGAACACGAGTTAAGACAAGAGATACCTATTTTTTATTATAATATTTGGGATGATTGGCCAGCTCCAAAGTACAATGAGTTCTTTTATGAGAGTTGTGATTTGATTATGAACATTTCAAAACAAACTCACGCGATTGTACAGGAAGTTTGTGATAATAAACCAAGAACAGATTGGGATTCAACATATGTACCACACGGTATCGATGAAAAATCTTTCTATCCAATTACAGATGAAAAAGAATTGTTAGAAATGAAGAAGTTTAAACAAAGTTTAATCGGTAAAAGACCAAATGATTTTACATTATTATATGTAAACAGAAACATTAGAAGAAAGATGACTGGTGATTCATTGTTGGCTTTTCAATATTTTGTAAATCAATTACCTGAAGATAAAAGAGATAGAGTTACTTATGTAATGCATACTCAACCTGTTGATGAACACGGAACTGATTTACCAACATTGATTGAACACTTGATGCCAGAAGTAAATGTGGTGTTTTCTAATCAAAAATTAAATAATAAAGAAATGAATTATCTATATAATATCGCTGATGTAACTATGAATCTTGCAAGTAACGAGGGATTCGGATTAGGAACTTGTGAATCATTGATGAGTGGAACACCAATTATTGTTAATGTTACAGGTGGTATGCAAGACCAATGTGGATTTAAATTAAGAGATAAACTATTAAACTACAGAGATTATGGTGCGATTAAATCACTACATAATTGGAAAAATTGGGAGAACAATGAAGAACTAACTTGGGGTGATTGGGTAAAACCAGTATGGCCTAAAACTCGTTCTTTGATGGGTTCAGTTCCAACACCATATATTTTCGATGACAGATGTGATTGGGAAGATGCTGGTGAGAAATTGAAAGAATGGTATGATATGGATAAAGATGAAAGAAGAAGATGTGGTGTTAAAGGACATTACTTTGTAAAAGGTGATGGTATGATGAGTGCGAAAGCGATGGGTGATAATTTCTTCAATCATATGGAAACTGCATTTGAAAAATGGACACCAAGAAAAAAATATGAGGTACACAAAGTATGAGTAAACCATTAGTATTATTAACTGCTCCTATTACAACAAGGAGTGGATACGGAAATCACGCGAGAGATGTTGCTCGAGCTCTAATTGAATTAGATAAGTATGATTTTAAAATTAATTCAGTACCGTGGGGAAATACACCACAAACTGCGTTAGAGGAAAATAATGATTCTCATAATAAAATTAGACAATGTATTTTATCTCAACCGAGTTTACCTAAACAACCAGATTTACATATACATTTAGTAATACCAAATGAGTTCAAACCATTAGGTAAGAAAAATCTTGGATTTACAGCTGGTATAGAAACTACAGTACCTATTCCTGAATGGGTGGCTGGTGTAAATAGAATGGATGAAACTATATTTGTATCTAACTTTACTGAAACTGTTTTTAAAAATGCTGAGTTTCAAGATGAAAAAAATAAACAAGAAATTAAAATGACTAAACCATCTTCAGTATTATTTGAGGGAGTGGATACAGATGTATATAAAAAAGTAAACAAAGTTTCTGATGAATTAAACAATCAATTTAAAATTATCGATGAAAAGTTTTGTTTCTTATTTGTAGGACATTGGTTAAGTGGACAACTTGGACAAGATAGAAAAGATTTAGGGATGTTAATCAAGGTATTTTTAGAAACATTCAAGAATCAAAAAAATCCACCTGCGTTAATTGTAAAAACAAGTGGAGCAGATTTTAGTATCTTGGATAGGGAAGATATTAAGAAAAAAATGAAACAAATCAAAGGTAGTGTAAAAGGAAAACTTCCAAACATTTATTTAGTACACGGTGATTTTACTGATGATGAAATGAATGAATTATATAATCATCCAAAAGTAAAAGCACACATTACTTTCACACACGGAGAGGGATTTGGAAGACCATTGTTAGAGGCTGCTCAAAGTGGTAAACCAGTAATTGCACCAGCTTGGAGTGGACAAGTAGATTTCTTAAATCCAAACTATTCAGTACTATTAAATGGTAGTTTAACACAAGTACCTGCAGATGCATTTGCCAAAGGGATGATATTTGATTCACCAGAAAACAAATGGTTCACAGTCAATTATAATGTTGCAAGTAGTGTGATGAAAGATGTTGTAAAAAATTATGATAAATATTTAATAAAGGGTAAACAATTAGCCGTGGTAACTTCTAAAAAGTTTTCTTTTGAAGCGATGAAACAAGAGTTAGAAAAGATAGTTGATAAAATATTAGAAGATGTACCAAAACAAGTAGAGTTAAAATTACCAAAACTACAAAAGGTGAAAAAGTAATGGCAGAAAAAAGTATAACTTGTCCTGTTTGTTTTTCTGAAAGTCGTTGTTTCGAAGATGAACAAGAGGTAAATGGAGAAAAGTTCAGTTCTTATATTTGTTTCAAGTGTGGATATACAAGTAATTCAACATACAAATATGGAAGTCCTGAACTACAAGCAGTACAAACAAGTTCAACACAATTGATGAATGATGTTTGTTTTTATGATGAAGATAGAGAAATAATGTGGTTTCCTACCGTATTAAATATGGGACAATTAGGAGTAATCTATCCTGAAGGTACTGAAAATAATTGGGTATATAAGTTTGCTCAAGTTAGAAAACTTACAGAGTTAGAGAAGAAAGACCCTAAGTTTGAAGGACACGATAGTATGTTAGATGTTGAGGATGCCAAAACATTCGGACAATATGAGTTTTTAGATGCGTGTAAAGATATGGGTATTATAAAGGATTTAGATGGCGATTCGTAATACAGCGTGGAGTAAAGTTAAACCAGGTCAAATTATAAGTTTTCGATACAAAGGAAAGTTCGATAAGAAGTCTGTAAAGAGAACTATTATATTATTGAATCCTGATTATAGGTTTAAAAAAATATCTACTGGTAGACAAAAGAGATTTGTAGTTGGATTACAAATAGATACAGGTACTACAAGACCATTGGTATCAACAAGAATGGAATCTTTAATGAGAGAGTTGGGTGGTGCTGATTTAAAAGAGGGAGCGATAACTATAGATGTACCAGGTAAAGATACAACAAAACCATCAAGAGCTGAAACAAGAAACATTTATAAAAGAATAGATGATTTTGTTAGAAAAAACAAAAATTGGAGAACTTATGATAGGATAAAATGTCTAAGAAATAGAGTTTATCTTGAAGTTGATTCAGATTTAATTCCAAAAGATATTATGGATGAGTTTGTTGAAAAACAAGCGAGTGAGATGGGAGTGGATAAAATACAGGAATTATTAAATGAAGATTAGTTACGGAATTACGGTTTATAATGAACACAAAGAATTAGATAATTTACTATTTCATTTATCTAAACACATAAGAGATGAAGATGAAGTAGTGGTTACACAAGATGTATCTAAAAAAGGAACAGGTGTTTTTGAACCTGAGTTCCAAGCACTTGAAAAGGTGTTGGAAAAATATGAGTATGGTAATTATTTCAAGAATTTAAAAGTAACAGAATTTCGTTTCAACAAAGATTTCTCTAAATTAAAAAATCATACAAAAGAACATTGTTCAGGTGATTATATTTTTCACATTGATGCAGATGAAATACCAAATGAAATACTTATAGAACAATTACCAACAATATTAGAAATTAATGATACCGATTTAGTATGGGTTCCAAGAATTAATATTGTAAATGGTATTACATCTTGGCATTTAGAACATTGGCATTGGAGACAAACTGAAAAGGGGTGGATTAATTTTCCTGATTATCAAGCAAGAATATTCAGAAACACAGATGATATCAAGTGGATTAGAGAAGTTCACGAATACATAGACGGAGCGAAAACTTATTCTCATTTACCACCACACGAAGAATTGACTTTGAAACACGAAAAAGATATTCAAAGACAAGAACAACAAAATAGATTATACGATACGATTATATAATGAAAAATGTAATGATATTCCAAGACTATGATACATCAGAAACATATGGTCACCAATGGAAAGAAGATGAGTTATTTAGATACTTCAGATGTCAAATAGATAATAGTATTAATTTTGGTTGGAAGCCAGAAGATATTTGTATTGTTACTAACTTAGATTTCGAATACAGAGGTGTGAATATTGTTAGAACTAAATTATTATGTACATACAATAAATACTTTAATAAAGTGTTTGGTATCTATGAACTATTAAAAGATAATTTACTTGATGATGATATTTGGTTTCACGATTTTGATGATTGGCAGTTAAGTGAGTTTGATGAGTTTCCATATTTTCCTGGTGATATTGGTGGTTGTAAATATCTATTTGGTAATCCAATACCACAATGGAATACAGGTTCCTTATTTGTAAAAAAGAGTTCACTTCCAATTTGGGAATATATTTACAATACAATGGAGGCGAATAAGAACGAACCAAACATTAATCAATATGGTGATGAAAACATTTTTAATATGTGTGTACATCAACATTTTCAACCTGCAATAAGTGAGATTGATTATACATATAATGTTGGTTGTACAGGATTTCAAGATAGATTAGATAGGGTTTTTATTAAGCCTGTAAAAGTTGGTGGGTTTAAACCAAACAAAAAAGAAATAGGTATTTTCAAAGATTTGATTCCTGATTCTTTAATGGAACTATTTAAAAAATATAAACTAAATGAAACCAATTAGATTTAACTTTACTGATGAGTTTAGTTGGATGTTATCACAATATGCTCCAATAGTATATTATCATAAAATTAAAGGTAATAAGGTTATTGTAGATACTCTGAGAGGAACTGATGAACTTTTTTATTTTGTAGATGAACTTAATAAAAGAGACCAAAAAGGTATTTTTAGTGCGAAACAACAGGTTCAAGAAATTTATAATTATAATTTTAATCCATTACAAACTTTTAAAACTTGGGAACCACCACCATATCAGGAACATTTTTCTAAAGAGTGTGAGATAAAAGAAAGTAAGCCTGTAATTGTAGTTAGTAACAAATATAATCCTGAATGGTCAGATAAAACACCAAAAAACTTTTTATCATTGGGTTTTTTAAAAAAGTTTTTTCAAAAATTTCATAATGATTATAAAATATACTATGTGAGATATGATGGTAATGGAAAAGATACTGAAGGTTATTATGATGATGTGGGTTCATTAGAATTTAAAGATTGGGAATTACTACAACAATTTAAAAATGTTACTTCTGTTTATGATGTGATGAATGAGTATGATATAAGTTTCAACAGAGCTCAGTTTTGGATACATTCTATGGCAAAACATACTGTATCTTGTGCTGGTGGAAATGCGGTTCTATCAGCGTATTTTGGTAATGATGTTTTAGTTTATGGACATCCAAATTGTAAGTCATCAAACAGAGGAATATGGAAAACTAATAGTTGGTTGACTAAATTAGGTTGTAAAAAGTTTATAGGTACACAAAATTATGAACAATTATTACAAATGTGTGAGATGAGATGGTTAGATTAATGGAAAAAAGAGATGTACCATTTTTCAATACGGTACGAAATGAGTGTAGTAAATATTTACACGATAAATCAACACATACTTTGGATGAAGCTTATGATTGGTTCGAGAAAGAAGAAAGATTGTATTTCATATATGAAATTGATGGTAGGAGTATAGGTTATTTTAGAACATCAGATTGGGGTGGTTATAAAACTGAAAAAACTTGTTACATTGGTATGGATAT